TACAAGATTCGTTTCTTTCAAATAATATTACATATTGGTCAACAACGAGTTCTTCAACGGGACTTTGGATTGGTACGGGTGGTGCGGGTGCTGGTACATATTCATTAGGCTTACCTACAAATACTTCAGTATATACAACAATTAAAAGAGGTAGATATGCAAATGTAATTACTACAACTAACCAACAGGTCGGCCAGAAAAGTTCAGATGCCATGTGGTTCAGAGGTTCGGTTACAGGAAGAGGTGGATTCTTATTCTTCTGTACGTTCGGTTTTGATGCTTGGACAGCCGGTAGCAAATTATTTGTTGGACTTACGAGCAACACGGGTAACATTGTTGTTGGTAATCCCTCTGCAAATACAAATACAATCGGATTTATTATCGATTCTGGTGATACGGCAATTAGCTTTATGTCAAACTCAGGTGGTACATCAACCAAAACTGCTATAGGTGGCCAGCCGACACTTTCTGCCAATACTGGGTACGTTGCTTGGATATATATGGCACCTAATACTAATGTGTACGGGTACCGTTTAGATAATATTAACTCTGGAACAACAATTGTTAATACGATAACTACTGGTATCAATGCACCAGCGGTTAATACTCCGATGGTTGCAGCTTGTTTAGCGTCAAATGGTGCGAATACGGGAGCTACTGCGGTCAATTTGGGTATAAACAGAATATATATTGAGACCCAGAATTAATATTTTGTTGGTAATTAGCTTAACCTTTTACTTTCTGGAAGATAATTATAATAAACAAAAAATGTTATGAAAACACCAATTAAGAATGCAATCATCGGATTATTGGCACTTATTGCCTCATTAATCTTTGTAGCTGAAGTTATCGTTAAGAAAGACGACAAGTTCCCAGTTACATATTTCTCTGAACAAAAGAGAGCCAACTTCGAATCAGCACCGGCTGAATACCGTGTTGACATTTCCCCTAAATTGGCTTTGGAAAAAGCTAAGGAATTACCAGCTCACAAGATTCTAAAGGTTATCTCTTATATCGCTGTTGGCGGTGTAGTTATCCTTATCATTTTGGGTGCGGCGGACAAAACTGATATATTTGTTCAGGGAAATGGTGGCCAATGGCTATGTTATATCCTTCTGGCAGTATATTTGTTCACTCAGTATGGAGCTTCATCTGCGATACTAACTAATAATTCTGTAAACGTAGCGCCAGCTGACTTCATAAAAATAACTAACGTATCTGATACAACAGTTAAGTACGTTAAAGATAACAGTGGAAAAGATTTAGAAAAACTATTTGACAAACCACTGATAAGATAAAATAAAAACCACCAAGACGTATGAGAAAGATTTTCTTATTGTTAGCAATCCTTACAACAACGTTTTACTCTTTTGCTCAAGGCCCACAACAACAAGTTTCTGTCCCATATCCCACTGGTAATTTACAAGGGTATTTATACCTTCCCGCAGATTATCCTTTTTCCACCACGAAATATCCTGTAGTAATTTTTTTACACGGATTAGGTGAAGCAGGTGCCTTCGGGCCGGTTAATATCCTTTTAAATCAAGGAATACCAAATCTTATTGCAAACGGTATGCGTCCTGATAATATCACGGACCCTATCAGCAAGAAGAAATTCTCTTTCATAGTAATTGCTACTCAGCATTACGATTGGGCTCCGCCACCTGAAGAAGTTCTCGCAACTATCAAGTGGGTTATAGCCAACTACCGTGTTGACATTTCCAGAATCTACATCAATGGCCTTAGTGCCGGTGGTGCGGAAACTGTTGATGCCCTTACATATTCTCAGGAATTAACTCATTACTTTGCCGCTGCTGTACCAATGTCAATCGCTACAAACGTGAATCCTTCTGATGCTCAGCTACAGGCTTGGGCTACTGAAAAGATTCATACATGGTGTATGGACGGTGACCAAGATGGTGACTTCCTTACTCAGACAAAATGGATTAACTCAAGGTTCAACCAGTTTTTTCCTAACTCATCTGAGCTTTGGATTTATCCGGGTGGCCACTGCTGCTGGACAACATATGAAGATATCAACTGGCACAGCCCGACCACTGGACTTTCTATGTGGGAGTGGATGTTGCAATATCAGAAGGGTATTCCTCTTCCGATTACTTTCGGTGATTTCTATTTAAGAACTATACAAAACTCTACCCTTGTTCATTGGACAACGGTATCTGAATCCAACAATGCTTACTTCGAGGTTCAGAGAAGTGAAGATGGAATTAGTTTCAACACTGTCGGTAAAATCGACTCCAAGGCTCCAAATGGTAACTCATCTGCGACCCTTACTTACGACTTTACATTTAACCGTTAAAACTATGAAGAGGCTTATTATTTTCCTGTCAATATTTTTTATCGCATTCATCGGCTTCAAATGCCAAAAAGAGAATGTTGTTACTCCAACCCAGCCAAAAACTGTCTATTATCGCATAAAACAGGTTGATAAAGATGGAACTGTGTCATATTCCAAGATACTTATTACTAAAGAGTAATATGCTTATAACAATTCTTGGAACAATCTGGGTACTCATTGGAGTAGTCCTTTTAGGCTTATACAACGCCTTATTAATCAAAGACGCAAGGATTCCTGACGGAACTCCTGAGAATGATAAAGTCTCCGCTGAATGGCATGAAGTAGGTGCTGGGTTATTCCTGTACTTGGCTTTTACTGCCTTTTTTGCGTTTGGGGCTAAATTCATTCCTCTTTCCCTTTCTGCATTCTGGGCAATCTTCGCCGGTATCGTTCACAAGGTAGGATTGAACAAACCCTTCTTTTTTGTGGGAACTACGGCTAAAACCGACAAGTTGTTACAGAAGTGGTTTCCTAATAAGGCCGAAAAAGCTTCAGCAATATTGAAGATATCTATGTTGGTGGTATCCATAGCGTTAATAATCCTTTTATAAGGGTCCTTAATTTTCAAGATTTTGACTATATATCCAAATTTTCCTTTTTTCTGCAATATTTATTAGAAGAAATAATTTTAAAACAGTAAAAAAAACAACATGGCAGATAAAGTATTCGTTAGTCCGGGTGTCTATACCTCTGAAAAAGACCTCACATTTGTAACACGTCAGGTTGGTGTAACAACCCTTGGCTTGGTGGGTGAGACAACACAAGGGCCAGCATTCCAACCAATCTTCGTTGGTAACTACGGAGAATTTCAATCCTTCTTCGGTGGGTTAGACAACACACTTGTAAACGGACCAGACGGAAACGGCGCTCCATTATATGAACTTCCATATATCGCTAAATCCTACTTGTCTCAGTCAAACCAGTTATTCGTTACAAGAGTACTTGGTTTCTCTGGTTATGACGGTGGTCAGGCTTGGGGTATCACTCTTAGCGCAGCTATCGACCCAGCAACAGTAGTAACTACACAGTCTGCAACAACAGCAAATCCGTTGTTGACATTCTCTGCAACTACTGGTGGAACCATTCTTTCAATCACAACAAATCAATCTCTTATCAGTCAGTTGTTCGCAGCTGGTCTTATTAGCTTCGACTACTTGGCTGTTTCTGCAACAGGTTCAACAAGCACAATCGCTCAAACATTCTTAAAGAACGGAACTACCTTCAGTGGTGTTTCTGCAACTCTTTACGTATCTTCAGTTGGTACAAACGGTGGTTTCATCACTGGTTCTACAACTGGTACAACAACATATTACGCAGGTACAGGTTACACAGGCGTTGAAGGTAAGGTAGTTGCTATCTTGCGTTCAAGAGGTTCTGTGGATGCAACCACTCAGGTTCCTGTATTTCAAGTTAGCGCATCAACTGGTTTGATTTTCGACCCAGCTGCAACCGGCGCAACAAACAACCCATTGGGTAACTTCTCCCTTTCTGGTAAGTCTTCAGCTGTTGGTAATTTCGATTACTCAATGTCTTTCGACAAAACTCAGAAGAACTACCTTCCAAAGGTATTGGGACGTGGTGCTCAGGACGGTAAAACTGCAATCTTCGCTGAAGAATTATACGACCACATGTTCACTTCATTGAACACTGCTGGTAAAATTTATGGTATCAACTCAACTCTTGTTAAGTACGGTACTGCTTACAACGACTACTTGACTCAGTATCAGCCAGCGGTTACACCGTATGTTGTTTCTGAATTGAGAGGTAACAAGGTTCTTAGATTGTTCAGATTCTGGACCATCTCTGACGGTAACGCAGCAAACGAACAGTTCAAGATTTCTATCGTGAACATCAAGCCAGATACAAGAGAGTTCGACGTTTATATCAGAGGATTCTATGACACAGATGCAAATCCAGTTGTTCTTGAATCTTACGCAAGATGTACAATGGACCCAACTTCAAACAATTACATTGCGAGAAGAATCGGTACTCTTGATGGTACATACGCTTCTAAGTCAACCTACGTTTTGGTTGAGTTGGATGACACATCAGACACAAGTGATGCTTTCGCAGCTGGTTTCGTAGGTTTCCCTATCAGAGATTACCAAGCGAATGGCAACACAGGTACAACATCACCAAGCCTTATGTACAAGCAGACTTACGGAACTTTCGAAAACAAGAGAAAGTACTACTTAGGTTTGTCTGATACTGTTGGTATCGATGCTGATATCTTCGATTACAAGGGTGCTCCAGTAGGACAGTCTTATGACCAATGGACCGGCATGACAAACGGTTTCCACATGGACGTTAATGCAAGTGCTGCAACAATCGACAACGTACAAGTTGTTATCGATTCAACAGGCGGAACATATAGCCCAATATTCAAGTTTGACACTGGTGATTGGGTATTCACAACTGAAGCTGGTTTGGTTGGCGGTCCTTACGAAAAGGTTTACGCTCGTAAGTTTACCTTCGCTCCATACGGTGGTTTCGATGGTTGGGATATCTACAGAACAAGAAGAAGTAACCTTGACTCATTCCTTATCAATGGTGTGAAGGGTCAGGCAGGTTTATTGAGCGGTGTATTCCAGAACAGAACACTTTCAAACGGTGACTTGGGTATCAACTCAGATTACTACGCTTACCTTGAAGCTATCTGGACATTCTCTAACCCAGAATCAGTAAACATTAACGTGTTTGCAACTCCGGGTATCGATACATTCGATAACACAAACCTTGTTGAGGCTGCAATCGAAATGGTTGAAATTGACAGAGCTGACTCACTTTATATCGTAACAACTCCTGATACTGATGGTGCTGGAAATGTACTTTCTGCACAGGATGTAACAGACGAAATCTCTGGTGAATTTGATAGCAACTACACTGCTACTTACTGGCCTTGGATTCAAATCTTGGATGCTGAGAACAACGTATTCATTTACGTTCCACCAACAAGAGACGTTGTAAGAAACATCGCTTTGACTGACAATATCGCTTTCCCTTGGTTCGCAACTGCGGGTGTTAACAGAGGTAATGTTGATGCTATCAAGGCAAGAAAGAAACTGACTCAGGGTGAAAGAGATACCTTGTACGAAAACAGAATCAATCCAATCGCTTCCTTTACAACTGAAGGTGTGTTGATTTGGGGTAACAAGACTCTTCAGGTTGCTGACACAGCTCTTGACAGAGTTAACGTTAGAAGATTGTTGTTGCAAGCAAGAAAGCTTATTTCTGCTGTGGCTATCAGATTGTTGTTCGAACAAAACGACAACGTTGTAAGAAACCAGTTCTTGTCTTTGGTTAATCCAATCTTGGATAATATCAGAACAGAAAGAGGTCTTACAGATTTCAGAGTTGTTCTTTCAACTGACCCAGAAGAAATCGACAGAAATGAATTGACAGGTAAAATCTTCCTTAAGCCGACTCGTTCGCTTGAGTTCATCGAAATCGAATTCGACATCCTTAACACTGGTGCTTCATTCCAGAATATCTAATCAAGATTATAAATCTAAAAAACCCCTGAAACTCAGGGGTTTTTTATTTTAAGAGAATATTTATATACATGAGAAAGCTAAGAATCACTGAGAGCCAGTTTAAGACCCTTACAGCCAAGGTCACCGAAGATGTGCAATCACAGGCGAATCCTGTTAAGGACTCAATGATGCAATCCGTATTGGACGGCAAGCGTGGTGTAGGCTTTACTACATATGCACTACCTGAAACTGTACAGGTTCTTAAGGATGCTGGTATTCATCTTATGCCTACCGCCCTTCAGAATGGTTACGTTTATTACCGTGATGGTTTCGAAAAGGAAGCCGATACGCTTTTCTCAATCGTAAGAAAGAATGGTGGCTATCTATCAATGAAATCTCCTGAGGAAATGATTACCATTGGTACTATTCTTAAATACAACATGGCTAAGATTCAAGAACTAATCAGCCAAAGATTTCCAAATTACAATGGGTAAAAAACTTGTCATAACTACTGAGCAATATTCTCGTCTTGTTGAAACCATCAAGGGCGATGCCGCACAGCAGATTTTATCCGAAGGCACCTTCCAGAATATCAAGAATATCCTTTCTTCCCTTTCCAAAAAGAAGAACATTTCAAAGGACCCAAAGACCCTTGCTAACGTAAGCAACCAGCTTGTTAAAGACTTGGATGCCGACATTCGCCAGAAGGACCCAGACTTCCCAAACTCCAAAGATAATACTATCTTTCTAAATACCGTTCTACAGCTCAACGCAGCCTATGAAGAAGTTCATGGCGCAACCTACCTACCACCAACCGAAGATGGTTACCTGACCGTCCCAGCGGCCAATGCTATTATTTCTGACCTTAGAACTTACGTACAAGACATCCGTGACAGAAATCTCAAGGGTATCTACAAGAATGTTTATGAGACTGATTATCCAGCTGTTGTGAACAAACGCCTTGGCGACACAGCCGCTACACCAGTTCCAAAAGAAGTGGGTAAAAAGGAATCCAGAGCTGCCATCCTTACAAATCTCTTGAATTCAATTAAGCCGGTTGACCCAGCAGAACTTCCAAAGCACGTTGCGCTACCTACAGCTCCAGCTGCCGGTGCAGCAAATGTTCGCCGTGGAACGTTTGACCCAGCCTTCGAAGACATCTACCGCTCAACCCTTTCACTATTCAAGTTCATCATTAACAATCGTAAGATGTTGGGTGTTCGTGCCGGTGCAAGGGTTGGTACAGGTGCCGCTATCGACAAAATGATGAAGCCGGGAGACAAGAGACTTTATAAGGGTAACGAGGTTGAAGTATTAAAGATTGATTCCGCTCCGGGCCGTACTCAGGTTAAATATCCCGGCAAAAAGAACATTTTTGCTGTGAAAACCAGTGACTTACAAAAAATTACACCAGCAGGGGCGTTAACTGAAGGGAGATATATTACTGACCCAAATAGCGTAGCATACTTAGAGAAAGCAACTTCTACCGATAAGGTTAAGCTATTTGAACAATTGATTGGAATGGTTGATAGTATCAGGCCGAAGGTAAGGAATCTTAAGCCAACCGGCACAGATGCCAAGCTGGATAATATTATAGCGAGGTTCCGTGCGAATCCTATTATGTTAACTGATTTCCAGAAAATGTTCAATGTACCGGCAGATGATATGAACGGATTGAGACAATATAAGACGTTTATGGATGAGATTTTGTTGGGGTTATACTCAGGAAACCTCGACAGATTAGCGAAGTTTGGTGGTGGATTGAACAAGATGAATGAGGCTCCTGAATACAATACCATTGAGCCGAACAAGGCTTTCTTGGCTGATGCACAGGACAGAAGAGCATTTAAAAAGAATCTTACCAAGTTTTTATCGGTATTATTTGAATTATTTATGCATTTATGGGCTCAAAAGAACCCAAAAAAGGTTAAGCCTTAAAAAAAATTAATAAAAATGCAATTACCGCATATTTATATAAAAATAAGTTTAAACTAAAATTTTACGAATATGGCCGATTTACTCATGAAAATGCCTTTGCCTTACGAACCTAAGAAAAAGAATCGTTGGCTTATTACATTCCCTGCTGATTTAGGTATTCAACAATGGTGGTTGTCAACAGCTTCCAGACCTTCAATTACACAGAATGAAGTAGAAATTCCTTTCCTTAATACTTCTACTTGGGTTATTGGTCGTTTCACTTGGGAAAACATTGACGTTACCTTCAGAGACCCAATTGGTCCTTCCGCATCTCAGGCTATCATGGAATGGGTACGTTTACACTCTGAGACTATAACAGGTAGACAAGGTTACGCAGCAGGTTACAAGAGACCAGTTGAATTGGAAATGCTTGACCCAACGGGTGTTGTGGTTGAAAAGTGGTTGCTTGATGGTACGATGTTAACAAACGTTGTATTCGGTGACTTGGCAATGGATGATGATGGTATCGCTGAAATTACAGCTACCCTTAGATTCGACAGAGCTATCTTGTTGTTCTAATTTAATATCAAATTCTTAATAAAGAAAATCCCCTATTCATTAGGGGATTTTTTATTTTTTGTACCGTAAGGCATTGTATAGATATGTACTATTTTATTGTGTTTTATATATGAGTTATAATACAGATGGTCTTTCCATCATCCAAGTATTGTTTAAGTAT